CGATTCAATGTTACCTATTCTGTTTGTTGCTCCGTTGGGTGCAATAATAACTACATGGCCACCGTTGCCTATAAAACTTTCGTAGTTTGTTTTACAAGTACTACCACAGTTTGAAGTTCCTGCAATATCAATCACAAGTTCTTTGCCTGATAGATCACTCGAACTTACTGTGCCACTTGTACTTCCTGATACAGTAAAACCTAAATCTTCAAGTTCGCTTTTTAAATGACTGTAGTGTGAACTTGTGTTTGTTCCACCTGTGCTGTAATATATTAAGGCATCATTTGCATGTGCAGGTTTTGCCGCTAACCAGATGATAAGTGCAAACAATACAAAAACTAATCTTGTTATATATTTTTCAAACATTATTGTGTTTGGATAATGTCAATTTCATTTTGTCCATCTCCGAGTTGATAGTCTCTATATTCAAAATCTAATTGTTGCATGTTTATATTATATCCAAACTGTTGATCTAATCTAAGTTCAAAGAAGTTTCCTAAACCATCTTCACGTCTAATTACCCAGTCTGGACTTTGATCATACAATTCTATTCCTGTTTCAGGATCTTTACCAAACTGAATACCTTTTGTTCTCGAGTCTAATGCACCACGCATTAATCTTGCAAGTTGTTCGTTAATAAGATCTAAAACGTTTCTTAAGAAATTGTTTTCTAAATAATCTATGTCTAGGTCAGTCATCCAAATATCTTTAGTTTGTAGGTTAAGATAGTCTGTGTTAAGTTCATCAAATTCTAAGAAATCAAAACCTAAAAAGTCTGCTAACTTTTGGGCTCTTAATCTTTCTGCTTCTTGATCTATTTCAACTGGTCGTCTAATAATCATTAAGTTTCCAATTAATGATTCGTCAATGTCTAATAATAAAGGTTTGAATGGTTGACTTTTTGCTGTTTCAACTACTGTGGCTTGAAATGCTTGATTGAGAATTACAGTTCCTACATCAGAACTAACTTCAATTTCTCCCACAACACAAACAGTTGTATTACCTACACCGGAGCAACTTGGTAATAGGATAATTGTACTGTTTCCTGTTTCATCTATAGTCATAGAAAAGTCTGTACCACGTACACCAATAACTGCTGTTGGTGTTTTTATGACTACGTTTTGTCTAGAGTTTTTTGCAATCTGTCCACTTGCATATCGTACAGTTCCGAATGACGCTTTTAGAGCGAGTTTTCCGGTTGACGTATTCGGATCATATACAAATTCATCAATTACTAGTTTACTGTTTTGTGTTACATCTACCCTAGTATCATCTAAGAATTGGATTGCAGTTTTACCCTTTTGTGTTCTAATAGTATCGTAACTCTCTACTCCGGTACCTTGTTCACTAGGTAACTTTTCACCAGCCTGTCTTTCGATGGTGGTGATTCCGACCTGCTCAATTACTTCTCCAATACTGGCGAAAGCATTCGAGGCAATGGCCGCGAGTAACAGTGTTACAAAGAACAGCCGCATAACATTAATCGCTTTGCGTAATGTTTATTTCGGCGTTATCTCCGCTTGTTGTTAACGAAATAATATTATCGTAAACACCTGACTGTGATATATCAGTTACAGCACCGTCTCCAGTATGACTGTGTGTTAATGTATGACCATTTATATCACCATCTCCTGTTTGACTGTAAGTAGCCGTGTTACCTGCACTACCTGAACTGTTAGAAACGTCTATATCTGCTATTGCACTTTTACCATTTGCTGTAAGTGTAATTGTTTCATCTGCCGCACTTGCTACATCAATTGTACCAGTGAAACTTTCTGCATCAGCACCTTCACCAATGTTAACATTAATGTCTGCACTTGATCCAGTTACATCAATACTCATACTTACAGTGTCACAGTTTCCTGTTGATGCACTACTACAAAGTAATGCCACATCGTTACTGTCACCAGTAAGATCAATATTACCTGTATAAGTTACACCTTTAATAGTTGCTGATACCACGTTTGAGTTACCTACTTGGTCTATGTTAAATGTCATAGAATTACCTTGTAAAACGATACCTGCACTACTTGTTCCTGCAACGTTGTTTTGTCCGTCTTGTGTTATATCTAAATCTAACGCATTTCCTGATTGTTGAATGTAGATGTCATTCGCAAATACAGGTGATACGAAGATTAAGAATGCCGCGATACTACTCGCTAGTATGTTTGTGAATGTTTTCATTCTCGCTCCTTATGTGTTCGACCTTAGAACTTTTGTATTTCCACAGTCCTTTGGTCTCCCCCTGTTTAATAATTTCCCCCACACATGCCTCAATTGAGGCCCTTACTGCGTAGTTCGTTGGTTCATTTACCGCGGAACCAGTCTCTAACTCGAGTGCCTTAGTTCCGAGATCTAAAAACCTAAATACATCTGCTCCAGACTTGTGACTAGCGATTGTTTTTTCACATGCTACAGTTAATAATACTTCTCCTGTTTGCACACTTACAACTCTCATAGCCACTGTTACTTGATCAGTTCTATAACTTGTGCTGGCGCCAATACCAAAGTATCTTGCTCCTGCGCCGCCACTTGTTGTGTTGGAATCATAACCTACTACTCCACCTTCTAACAACAAACCTGCAAATAACATAGGTTTTAACTTAATTGCCTCCTTGCCTTCATATACTTCCCTTGTTGATCTAATTAATTGCCTTTCCTTTACTAAATTATCTAAGCCTACACGTTCAACTACTGTGAACCAAGTTCCACCACCTGCCTTCTGAAGTGCGTTAATAACCCACACCTCAGACCCTTGCGTTACCGCACTAGACAACTGACTAAATGAATTATTTGGTTTACGTTGTCCAGTTTTGTCCTGAAAACTATAGACTGCTATAGTAATCTTAGGACCATCAAGTTGTGGCATTGCGACTAATGTATCCTGTATGGGAGAGCGTGCCTCGATTGGTTTGCTCCAGTTTACATTCTCCGTTGTAGTAGCACATCCATTTAAAAATGCTATTGCCAACAACCCAATTAATAAATTCTTTATCCCTCTCATTTTTTAGAACCCAAATCCGCTCAACGGTACAACAATTTGTGTTGTTGATCCGTCCTCTTCTGTTATCGTTACAGTAATAGTATCACTCGTTGTGTCTTTGACCCAATAGATAGTTGCACCTTCTATTTCGGCAGTGCCTGATGTGTCTCCGTCGTCAGTGAACATATTATCAACCAATTGTTTAGAGAGTTGAGCGTAGATTCTGGATTCTACGTTGTTCAAGAACTTTGCTAGAGTGGTACTTTCTGCTTCACGTTTTGCTTTTGCCGCATCTGAAGCCGCTTTTTCTTCGGCTTCTTTTTTCCTTGTAAACTGTAACTGCTCAATTGACAGTACATGATTACTGTACCCATTTCCGCTAAATGACGGATTCTTAAATTCAAACACTTCGTCGCTTGCCGATGCCGTACCGATAAGACAGACGAATGATATCATTGCTATAATTTTTTTCATGTTCGCTCTCCCTATCGTATTTACCGGACGATTATTTTTTGTTAAATACTCGTAGTAAAGTTCTTATACACATATTTACTGTAAAATATTTTACGATAAAAGTAGCAGTTAATTCTAAAAAACACAAAATAAGCACTAAGAGGGATTTATGAAAACTGAAACAGAAGAAGAATTAAAGCACAGAATGGCAGAGCAAGATGCACTGTATGAAGCATTTGAGATAATTTGGCCCATTGGAGGACCACCGCCTGTTGCCCGTGATTTAAACAATGAACTTACAAGTTTAGAAAGAGTTTTAATCCAAGATGCAATGCGTGATGCTAGAGATAATAAAACCAAAGCCGCTGAACTTTTGAGTATCAGCAGGGAAAATTTGATCTATAAATTGAAAAAACTAACTGGCTAGTATATTATCCATTGCTTGGATAATTTCTTGAGTTGAGAATTTGTAACGCCTTGTTGTTGGCTTTGGTAAGTCAACTTGTTTGATATAGTGTTCTCTATCAATGTATTTGTAGTCTATTTTTACAGGATTGTATTTTTCTTCTAACCACTCAAATACTGTTCTAGGATCAAACTCACCACATGTATAAACATCTAGTTGCACTATTGCAGGATCAGTTTCATCCCAACTGTGTAACACTATGTGACTAGTTTCTATAATAGACGCAACAGTTAATCCTCTGTTGCCAGGCTTTGTTACATATTTTGCAAAAGGACCCATAAGCAATTTCATGCCTATACGTTCTATCAGATCTTTTACGTCTTTACTCGCTTGTTCTTCTTTGACGGGCGGATTGAGTACTTCCGATCTTATTATTATGTGCTTGTGTACAAGCGGTTTCACCAGATCTATTTATAATAGAGTTGGAGCGGGTGAGGGGAATCGAACCCCTAGCATCAGATTGGAAATCTGAGGTATTGCCATTATACGACACCCGCATTTGGTGCTCCGGGAGAGATTCGAACTCTCACGCCTCTCAGCACTGGTTCCTAAGACCAGCGTGTCTACCATTCCACCACCAGAGCGTGGTACACCGTACGGGAATCGAACCCGTGTTGCCGCCGTGAAAGGGCGATGTCCTAACCGCTAGACGAACGGTGCATAGTTGTTAACAGTACACTCTTTTGGAGCATACTGTCAACCTTTTAGTACTTCATCAATGTGTATTGGTGTAAAATTAATTTGTTCAACACAAACACATTTGTATGGGCCTTCTGGACTAGGATTGCTATGTATATGTCCATGAGCATTTATTCCTGGTCCTTTATCTCCCCATCTGTGTCTTTCTTCAAGTGTACTAGCATGTAATGGAGTATGAGTACAAATTATACCCGGTAACTCTATCCATAACTGTATGTCCTTAAAGAAAGGAGCAAGATGCTTTACGTTGTCGTGGTTTCCAAGAACAAGTCTTTTCTTACCAGGTAACTTCGCAAAGTTCTTTTCTAACCAATCTACCTTATCTAAACCAAACAATACATCACCTAAATGTATAATAGTATCTTCAGGCTTTACAGTACTTGCCCAGTTATCTAACATAACTTGGTTCATTTCATCTACGTTAGAAAAGGGTCTGATAGATCTTCCACCTTGAGTAAATTCAAGGATCTTGCTATGATTGAAATGTGTATCACTTATTAACCATATATCTTTTGCCATCATACTCTCCTAACTAATTTATATACATTATAACTGGTTTTACCAGTTCTGTCAACCAAAATTTTTGGAGTGGACGACAGGACTCGAACCTGTATACGAGGAGTTGCAATCCTCTGCGTAACCAATTCCGCCACGCCCACAAAGTGGAGGCCTTTCTCGAGGGCGCCTCCTATTCCCGCCTGATCTTGTATATAGGGGTCAGGCCTAACCACGTTTGTACTCGTTCCCTATTGGCACCGGTTGAAGGATTCGAACCTCCTCATCTTGCGAACTGGTTTTGGAGACCAGCGTACCTCTCCTACTGTACCGAACCGGCATAAACTAAAAAACCCCCGTAAGCATTTCTACTTCGGGGGTCTAAAATCATTGTTGAAACAATGCCTACAAGATGCCCCCTGGTGGTTCACAACCACACCATTCATAATTTTTTGTAAACTTTGTATTCATT